CGTCTGCGGCACGGCTATCCTTTGATAAGTGGAAGTCTTTGAAAGCTTGTTGCATATTTTTCTGCTCTACCACCCCACGTATCTGTCTACCAAAGTCTGTGGACAGTTGTGTGTTGTATGAACAGGACATTGTAAACCTGTTTGGCTTCTTAGCCATGTAATATGAAGGGAATAGGACTGTGCCAAAGGTAGATTTGGCGTGACGTGGTGGCATAGTTATTAATAAATTATTTTTGCCAAGAATACCCTTCTCTAATTTGTCTAATGTGTTGATTAATTCTACTTGGAAATCTGCAAGTTCCCAATCTGGGTACTGTAAACGTACAAAGCCAAGGAAAGATTCCTGTGAGTCTTTTAGTTTGAGTAGATACTTGGCGACTTCTGCCTGAGATAGTTTAGCCAAGTCTTTTTCTTAGCCTTCTGCTTTGCTTTATCTCGTATGCTGTCTTGCCACACTGTACTGTGTCTTCCATTATACGCATGAACTGGTCAAATACTGCGTGTTTAACTTTTTCTGGTGGCACAGAAGTTAAATCTATTTGTGACATTGCCTTGCCTAGCTCTTGTAAAGTTATATTAGAGGGCTTTGCGTCTTTCTGTTTATTTGTTATCTTCAATTACTTCTCCCTGTACTTCTATTTCCGATACACCTTGTGCAATTCTTTCTAGTTCTTCCCTAGATAGGTCTGTCAGTTGCTTCATATTGACTTCATGCTGTACAAAATTGGCATTTAAGTCTGGTACTACCTTGTTTAATAGCATTCCAAACACTCTGGCTTGGGTAGGATTCCATTCTGTATGACCTAATACCACTGTATGTGCAAGATTTATTTGGTCTTTGACGTATGAAGCTATCTCGCCACGTATGTTTGCAGACATAGCAGGACTTAATTTAACTTCATCTACTTTCTTTGCTACTGCTTTCATTTTCTTTACTTCTTTTTCTAGTTTTCTACACTCATGTGAACAGAACTTTCTACGAAATTCATGTGATTTCCTAGTATTAAACTTCTTTGCACATGTCTTACAAGTTATTTGTACCACGTTTTCAGACATTTTCAATAATTACTCCGATAAGTTGTGGGGGTGGGGAGGTGACTCTCCAACTTTGCAAAACTGATTCGACGGCATACCCCCCCCTTTAGTCACATGTGCGTCTCAAACAACGATAAATCGTTGTTTTTGTTGCGTTTTTATCCCCTAAATAAGGGGATTTGCGTGTGTAAGACGTTTTCAACGTCTCCTACATGCACATACGAACAATACCTTCGCAGAACACAAAGTCAATCAAAACAATGGGTTAGCTTTCGCACACACAGACACACGTGCAGTCCGAAGGACTTATTAAAGGGCAACTTCAATCAACAGCCAAAGGAGGTTCTCATGGCTACAAAGAAAACACACGTATCGACTCCGAAGAGTCGAAAGGAATGGGTCGATGCCGTCGAAGACGGCACGAAGACGAAGCAACAAGCAATCGCACGTTGCAAGCACATGATTTCGAAGAAAGGCGATTCCTTTCACGGCAAACAGTGGTCACTGTTTCTCAGCCAACTCACAGGTAAGCCGAAGGCTTCACCGAAAGCAGTTGCCACTTTCACGAAGCCAAAGGCTTCAGCGAAGACAAAGGCAAAGCCTTTGTCAATTCAGGTTGCCGACGAAGTCGAACTTGAAGCCATGAAAATCATGCTCGCACAGCTTCGTGCAACGAAGTAACCCAAACGCAGAGACGCATTATGCGTCTCTGCTTTTTTTTCGTCTTTTTTTCGCACACATACAGGAGGTAAAAATGCGACAACAACACAGACTACAACGGCTGATAACACGAGCAACGGAGGACAACAACGTAATCGTGTTGAAACGTGCCGAAAAACAAGCTAGGCTTTTAGAACGTAGACAACAACAACGCAACACAAGGAGACGATAATATGTTGCTCGAAAAACTCAAAGCCATAGGCATTTTCATCATGTTCGTACTTGCAATTCATCTCATAATGCTCGTATTCATCGAGTTCATGGCAGGCTGTGGTACGAAAGCTTACTACAACGATGGCACATGGGAGACGATGCCATGCGTTTTCATTCCCTACGAAACAACAACAGGCACATGGAGGTAAATATGCCAAAGTACACATTTGAATGGACGAGGACAACAACGTACTCGACAGTAATCGAAGCCGATAGCGAGACAGACGCTTACGAAGACTTGATGAACGACATCACTGCACAACAGACCGACTTCACGTCTGACATAACAGACGAGGTGTTTGAAGTGCCAGAAGAGTCGAGTGGTGTCATGTTCACACAAGAAATGAGCGATGACGAAATCAAGCAAGCTATCGAGAACAACGACAACATCATCAAGGGTGTGTTCGACAAGTGGAACAAGAAAGGAGAAGAAAATGGAACATAATTTTGCATCTAGGAAACTATCGTTCACAAAAAACATATTCCACATATATGACCACGACAGAGAAGAGGCATTTCAAATCGTTGGCAAGAGTAACTTCATGCGTTGGCTAAATGACCATGCTGACCGAGCAAGATACTCATTCTTTTCAACATACGAAAAACTTAAACAATACATTGGAAAGGAAGCGTAATGTTTCTTGAAACTGCAACTGCATTGGTGTGTCTTTCACACGCAATATTTTGGGAGGCTCGTAGCGAAAGCACTGTCGCTCAACTAGCCGTAGCACAAGTCGTCATCAACCGAGTCAACGATTGGAGGTTTCCAAATGACGTATGCGAGGTTGTCACTCAAGGTCAACGCTACACGTGGAACAACAAAATCGTTCCGAACAAGTGTCAGTTCAGCTTTTACAGTGATGGCAAGCCAGAAGACGAGACGATAGACTTGCAAGCATATATGTGGGCTGAAGAACTAGCCACGTATATACTTGAAGGCAACTTTCACATTGACCTCACTGATGGTGCTACGCATTATCACGCAGACTATGTTTATCCATCATGGGCTGAACAGTTCACGAGGACAGTTTGCATTGATACTCATTGCTTTTATAGGTGGGAACAATGAACCGATTTCTCATTGAACGTGAACCACAACGCATAGCCAAATCACTATGCGACCAACACATTGTGAAGATGCCACTCGAAGAGGCACAGATGCTTTGCACGGCATTGTGGCATCACAACGCAGAGTTCGCCTTTGAAAACAACTTGTACAAGCCAGTACATCAGAAACACCCATGCACCTTGTGGTGCATGGAGACACGAGACAACTTCAAATTCGCTTTCACGTTGTACTGGTGTATGTTGTTAGAATACAAGGTGCGATACCGAAGAATGCACGGAGCAAGAAAACACTTCCACGCAATCTTACAAGGAATACATCACATTCCAAAGGGCAAGATTACAAAGCACCCTCAATGCTTTGGACAACACTACGAGTCCATCAAAACGAAAGAGGACTATCCTATCAATGCGTACAGAGACTTCTACAGACTAGACAAACTCTCCTTTGCGAGATGGAAACACAGTAGAAAACCTCATTGGTTAAACTAACGTACACACGCACACACACCTAGTCCGAAGGACTTATTATAGAGTGGCAGTTTCTGTCAATTTTCTGTTGTTTCTTTTCCACGACACAATAGGGGGTTGACAAACTGTCATTCATGTATTACAATCATCATTACACACAAGGAGGACTTATGATTGATGAGAAGAGAGTTGCTCACATACGAGCAGAACTAAAGGAAATCATGGCTATGGACTACGGCAAGATGCGTAGTAAATTACGTAGCATGGCTTCGCCAATACTTGCACATCACGTTGCAGATAACGATGTCGACATTGCAGACATTCAGAGACGTTCCACAAACGCAATGAAAATGCCAAGCTACAAGCCAACTGTGAGTGGTGTCATCATGTCTTGTTCTATTCCTGCGTTGTACGACATCATCTTCAGCGAATTTGGTGCTAGTAACGTACTCGATGCGATACTTGACCCATTTCGCTATGGCTACTCAAACTCAAGCAAGAGTGGCTACGACTTTGGCAGACACAAAGAGGTGTCAGACGAGTTGCACAAACAAAGAACCGAGTGGATTGCAACTGCACCTAGCGAAAGAACGTCTACATGGAGAGACAGAGACGCACAAGACCTTGACGAGTTCGATGCCAACACTTTAGGTGCTACTGCATTGTTGGACATCATGTCGAAAGTTTGCCTTATGACAGAGTGTGAGGTTGACACGGACGACATCACTACTGCACTCGTTCAAGTGTTGAAGAACTTTGCCGAGACGTGGGAAGTTCCAATGTTCGACATCAAGGCACAAGGTCTTCACGACCTCATGGAAAACGAGCCATTGATTGCAACTGAGTACAACCTCAAACACTGTAATTGGAAACAGACGTCTGACAAACTTCACGACAGAGAAGTTCCGTTTGATGGCATATGTTCTCATGTTGTGTACAATCTTGCACAAATGCATTCATCTATTGGGTTGCACCCTAAACTTGGGTTGGATACTAAGAGTAAAGCGTCTCTTGCCTCAAAGGTGAAGAGTGCAAGCAAAGATAGCCTCAACCTTGTGAACATGACGTTGAAGACAATCGGACTAGACGACATCGAGAAACTGTCTAACGACTATGATGACATGATGAGCAAGGTAGACGTTCAAGCAGAGGAACTTGCAGACATGGAGAAAAAGCTGAGAATCATGTCAGCGAGTACTG